GTGAAGATCAGCGAATTCAAGCGGTGGCTTGAGTCGCAGGGAGTCCGAGTCGAGAACGGTACGAACCACTGGAGGCTGTACCTGAACGACAAGATAAGCACCCTGCCCAGGCACCCGTCGAAAGAGCTGAAGGAAGGCACGAGACGCGCAATCCTGAAGCAGTTGAACATCAAATGAGGAGGGGCCCGAAAGGGCCTGCTTTGGTGATCCTGCACTTCACCGACTCCCAAATCCGCAGCATGGGCTGCGCAGGAGATACTGATGAACCGGCAAACTTTTCCCGCTCGATTCGAGCCCGATCCCGACGGCGGCTACGTGGTCACCTTTAGGGATATTCCCGAGGCGATCACCCAGGGCGACACCATGGAGGAAGCCCAATCCATGGCAGCCGACGCGCTGCTGACTGCAATGGATTTCTACTTCGAGGATAGGCGCCTTGTGCCGGCGCCGAGCGCGGTCCAGCCTGGAGAGATCATGGTAAGCCTGCCGTTGTCCGCAGCAGCAAAGGTCGAACTCCTCAACCTTGTGGTCGAGCAGAATGAGCGACCGATCGATTTAGCCCGGAAGATGAACATTCGACCGCAGGAAGTCACCCGCCTTCTCGATCCGAAGCATTCGACAAAGATTGACACGCTAGCCACTGCATTTTCAGCTTTGGGAAAGAACTTGTGTTTGACTATTTGCTGATTGGTTTATTATGAGCGATAACGGAAAATTTTCTCTAGTAGATTTTAGTGCTTTTGCAAAACCTGTCGAAGTTTTAGTTCAAGCAATCACTAGCGCAGTTGGAATTTGGTATGAGCCACATCAAATGAAACGAATAGCTCGCGCCAAAGGCGAGGTTTCGTTAATTGAATTTGCGAATCAGCAGAAGCTTTCCGCACTCGAAAGTCGCGCCGTAAATCGCATAGTCGTTCAAGAATCGCGTGCGCAAAACAATATCGAGTCTATCGCCTCCCAATCCTTGCCGCTGGTGAAAGAAGATGCGCATCCTGAACAATTGAAAAGCGATTGGCTATCGAATTTCTTCGACAAAGCAAAACACATCTCTGATGAGCAAATGCAAAGCGCATGGGCTAAAGTTTTGGCAGGAGAGGCCAATACGCCAGGAAGCTTCTCCAGGCGTGCCGTCAATTTGCTAGCTGAAATAGACGGTGCAGATGCATTTCTTTTTGACACTTTGTGCAGGTTCCGTGTCTCTTTCCCAGAGGAATATGTAATAGTTTCAGAAGTCAGGAACGAAATTTACAACAGGCATGGAATTAATTTTGCGTCGTTAACACACCTCGAAAACTTAGGGCTAATCGCATTCAGCAGCCTATCAAGCTTTTTAATCCAGCCTGATCAAAATAAATTAACCGCCCAATACTGCGATCATAAATTAGATCTAACGTTGTTTGCAATGCCTATTCCTGAGCTTTCTGTGGGCCGAGTAATGCTGAGCGGCCCGGGATCAGAAATTGCAAGTTTATGCGTGCGAGAAGAGATTCCTGGATTTTATGAACATCTAAAACACATTTGGAGCGCTCATCTAGCCCATACAGACATCTGAAAAATCTAGCAGTGAAATCAGCCCGTATGATTTCTTGAAACCTTTGCGTTACCAACAACCAATACTGCAAGCGAAAACAAAACAATCATGCCGAAAAACTATGAGCCACCCTTATCCGATAAATTACTTATTGTGGCCTTTTTTGGAAGTCAACTTGGCTTATTGTCCATTTTGTTTGCAGGCATATGGACGACTCACATAACGAAATTTTATGTTCCGACAACGCTTATATTTATTTTTTTTGTGCTGATCTATCTTTGGGCTGAGCGAGCCGACAACAGCAAAATCAGAGACAAAATAATTTCCGCCACCATTAGATCTGCCGCAGGCTCCATTGCTATTGTTAGTTTTGGATTTGGGATCAGCCACATTTATAAACTCATACCCGTAGCCCCAAATTACAAAACAGCTATTCCCGTTGCATTGGGCGCATTTACAATTGGCCTAGGATGCTACTTTATTCGAAGAAAATACCGGAGAATATGGGGAGCCACTGAAATTGTGGCTGGTATAGCCATAGTCGTTTATCGAACATATACCAAGAATTACTCTGCAAACTTGATGGACGCCGAATATTTCATAGCATTCATTACAGCCGGCATTTACTTAATGGTACGAGGATTCGACAACCTAGAACAAGGGGCAAAAATTATCGCTGAGAAAAGGCGTTTAGATAAGCAAAAGCGAAGGCAGGCTAAGGAGTTTGAAAAAAAACGCTCAGGCGTTACCGGTGAAATCGCCCACGCCCCGTCCACATTCGCGAATCAATGATATTTAAGCCGCATGCTCAACGCATATTACTCAGCTAGCACAAGCGGCAGAGTACAAGCGCGAAGAGCGACATATATTTCTTGCTCATACGCTTCTCTAACACGCAGTTCGGCTATCGCGTGCGCCACCCACGTGTCAACGTTATAGGGCGGTCGCAGCGAATCGAGCGGCATGGCTGGCCGTGCAGGCGTCTGCACACGACACTCGACCGGCACCGGCACTTTGACCTGCACCGTGCGGGAAGTGCCACAGCCGGCCAGCGCGGTCGCTGCGGCGATCACGATCGCTGCCTTCATGGCTTAGCCCTCCCCTGTTCCCAGCGCTGCAGGCGGACCTGTACGCTGGCGTAGTCGTCGCCGGCGACGGCCGCACGCGTAGCGATCTCTTGCGTGGCGCGCTGCTGGGCAGCCACGGCCGCGGCGCGGGCGGCGGCCTGTACTGGCTTGGCAGCGGCCGCACGTTTCTTGGCCACGTCTTCCAGCGCCTCGACGGCATCGCTGGCGGCCGTCGCATCGGCACGCGCCTGGTCGCGCTGCTGCTCGGCCACGGTGCGGGCGTCGCGGGCGTCAATCCAGGCCCAGCCAAGCGCCGCGTTTGCGGCGATGCTGGCGGCCAAAAGGTAGGCGATTGGGTTCATAGGACCACCTGGTGCTGGACGATGGCGGCGATCTCTGCGCGCTTGGAAGGCGGCAGGGCGAAGAATCGTTGGTCGACCGTCAGCCCGTCCGCCCGCTTCGACAACCCGAAGGGCTTGAGCTCGGCGGTGCAGCGGGCCATGGAGCGATCGCGGGTCAGGTTGAGGGCATAGCCCCAGTTCACCGGTAATACGCGGCCCCAGGGCAGCGGCAGGGCCGCCACAAGGTGGTAGCGGCCGCCCTGCTCGAAGAGTGCCCAGCCCGGGCGGGACTTGTCGCACCAGATGTCGCCCCAGGCCTGTTTCGGTCCGGTGGGCCACGTCACCCCCATGCGGATCGCCAGGTTGGTGCAGCGGTTGCGCGACCCGAGCCAGGTGCGGCGGGCCGCGTCGCTGCGGGCCGGCTGGTCGCTGTAGTAGGTCGGCGTCTGCTGGTCGACGGGCACCAGCAGCGGAACGCCCTCGGCCTGGCTCATGGGATCGAGGCCGGCCAGGTCGTAGCCCAGCTCGACCTGGTCGAGCGGCACCTTGCCGAGCGTGACGTCGGCATAGGTGGCCCAGGGCCGCTGGTCGCCGTTGATGCCCCAGTTATTGCCGTAGACGCAGTCCCAGCGGGCCAGGCCTTCGGCCGTGCGCGGCAGGCCCCGCACCAGGTGCGGCACCACCAGGAACGCCGACAGGCCGAAGATCTTGACCCAACCGCCCCGCAGCCAGGCGCCGAGCATGCTGGCGGAGGCCTTGGCCTTGTAAGCGAGGGGCACCGGCAGGCACCAGAGCAGCACCAGGGGCGGCAGCACCCAGATGGCGAGCAGCGCGGCGATTGCCGCGGCTGCGATGACGTACCAATTCATGATCCGCTCCTCGCGCAGTTCTCGTACATGCGCACGATGGTTTCGGTGTGGGCCCGGCGCTCCAGCGCGCTGGCACCGGCGCGCAGGGTGGGCAGCAGGGGGCAGGCGCGCTGCAGCTCGTGGATTTCCACCAGCGTGCGCACGTCGGCCGATGCTGCTTGGCATGCCTGGGCGGTAACGCTGGCCTGCGGTTCCGCCGGCGGCGTCGACGCGCAGCCGGCCAGCAGGACAGCGGCGGCAAGAATAAGGAATGCGCGCTTCATCGGGCACCCTCCCCGATCCGGGCGTTGGCCTTGCCGATCGCGCTGTTGATCGCCTTGCGGTCTTGCTCGATGGCGGCCGCCGGCACGCCCGCCGCCTTCGCTGCCTTGCCGGCAGTAGTAGCCGCGGCCTGCGCAGTTTCCGACGCGGCCGCAGCCGTGCTTGCGACCTCAGACACCGTCGTGGCCACCTCCTTCACGGTGCTGGCCGTGGCATCCAACCGCTCTGCCGTGCGCGCCTGGCGCCCGGAGATCACGTCGAGCACCGCCTGGTGGGTGCGCTGCAACCGCTCGATCTCGGCGCTGGCGTCCTCGCGCGTCGACTGCACGCCGGCGTAGTAGCCCAGGGACATGCCGCCTCCGAGCAGGCCGCCCAGGATGACGGCCTGGTGCATGAAGTAGGTGATACGGGCGCGACGGCCGGATGCCGCTGCCAGGACTGCGGCGCAGTCGTGCCCGCTGGTGTTATGCGTGTCCATTGAGTTGTTCCTTGAGGGAGGCGACCTGCTCGCGCAGACCCTGCATTTCGCGGGCTTGCTGGTCGAGTTGCTGGGATTGCGCGGTGAGCTGGCGGGTCATCTCGCCGAGCTGGCCGCGCAGCTCGCCGAGGGCCTGCACGGCTTCGTTGCGACCCTCGGCGAACCGGTCGGCCCGCTGGGTCATGTCGAGCAATGCGGCCTTTGCCTCGGCCGCGGCCTCTTTCCAATGCTCGATCGCACTGATGTTTGCCTCGTTGTTGGCAGCACCCACGGCGCGCTGGCTGCGCTCACGCCAGAGGTAAACCAGCAGCGCGATGGTGATCGCGCCGTAGGCCCCGAACGGCCCTTTGAGTTCGGCGATCAAGCCGACCATGTCGCCCATGCTCACTCCAGCGCCAGGGTGACGGCCTGGCGAATAAGGGCTTCGGGGTACGGCTGATGGCCGTTCTCGTGGGCGACGATGGCTGGCAGGATGCGCTCCAGCGTGCGGGCGTCCTGCAGGTCGATCTGGTCGCCGGGCTGCACCCCGAGGGCCTTGGCGACCTGGCGGGCATAGGCGCCGGTGTCGTTCTCGACCGGAGGCGCCCAGCGACCGATGATGGCCGCCGGCGTGCGCAGGTTGTACTTGCGCTGGTAGCTGAGCAGCACCTTGGCCAGGGCGCGCAAGCCCCACACGGGTCCAGTGAAGACGACGAAGCGCGGGTCGCTGGATTGGTCAGTGGCCATGCCCTGCCAGCGCTCGGTGGTGCGGTCGATGTTGCCGGGGTTGTGGTTGCGGATGCCGCGGGGAATGGTGGCCATGGTGGTCTCCGAATGGGCGTAAAAAAACCCGCCGGGGCGGGTTGCATGTTGGGTGGGGCAGCGTCAGGGCGCCGGTTCGCCGGCCAGGATCTGACCCGCCCGGCCCGTCCCGTCGAGCAGCCCGAGCGCACCGAGCGCGCCGATGAACTCCACCGTCGTCGGGTCCGTGCGGTCGATGTCCATCGCGTCCTTGTAGCGGGCGATCGCCGAGCGCACGCCGGCGCGCTGCGCGACCGTGAGGTTCTTGATCGCCGGTGTCTCGGCCACGAACTCCGCGAAGCTGAAGTTGTCGATCAGGATGTTCTCGCCGTCGGTCAGCAGCTTGCGGAAGTCGGTCTTCGTGTAGACCGTGGGCCGCACCACCGGCGCCGGCTCGGCCGCAGCAGGGGCAACGAAGGCGCCATCAGCCCAACCCCAGCCGATACCCACGCCTAGGCCCTGCTCATGCGGGGTATCGAGCGGTTCGATGTGATCCCATTCAGAAGCGATCGCTGCCAGGAACGCAGCCCCCTCTTCGCCCTCTTCCACCACGATGACGTTGGCGACCTGGGCACCATTGATCAGTGCGTATTTCATATTTACACCACGTAAGAAAGGACAATCACGCCAGAGCCGCCGTTCCAGCCCTTCTGGTTTCCGACGCCGCCGCCGCCGCCGTTGCCGCTGTTGTTTGGTTGATCGGCCCAACCAACAGTCCCGAACAATGCCGAGGGGCCGCCGACGCCATAGCCGTTGACGCCAGGGCCAGGCATGCTGAGCTGGAAGATGTTGCTGGCTGACGTCGTGCTGAAAGCAGGACCGCCTGCGCCTGCGCCGGCGCCGGAGCCCTGAACGTTGCCGTTCCCGCCGCCTGCTCCGTATCCGCCGGGATAACCGCCGGAGTATTGGCCTCCAGGGACGTTGCTGTAATAACTGCCCTGCGTACCTGGCGCGCCATGAGTGCCGCCGCCGCCGCCTGAGCCGGCCATTACGTTCGGTGTGCCCGAAGAGCTATTTGCGTACCCGCCTCCGCCGCCGCCGCCGCCGGGCGCCGACAAGCCGTTGAAGGTTGTCGTCCCACCGGCTTGCCCAACCGTTCCAAGGGCCGTCTGGTTTTGGCTCCCAACACTCGATGCTGCGCCACCGATTCCGCCCGCACCGATGACCGCGTTGATAGCCGCGGTGACGATCGTCTGCCGGAGGATGCGCCAGCCGCCTGCGCCTGCGCCGCCGTAACCGGTGACGACGCTCGGTGAGCTGTAAGCGCCGCCGCCGCCTCCGCCGCCGCCGCCGACCAGTTCAGCCGTGACGACGCCGCCCTTGTCGAGTAGCGCCTGCGGTGGCGTCCAGACCTTGGACGCGGTGATGATCTCGATTACCAGCTTGCCGCCGGATGCGAAGAGGTCGCTAGACGATCCCATTATTGGATGCTCCAGTCGCCGAGCGCGGCGATATAAGTGAAGGTCAGCGTGCGACCCTTCGAGTTGCAGTTGTAGTTTTCCGGCAGGCCGCCGACCTTCTTGCCTTGCGGATTGACGACGGCGGGGTTCAGGTTCCAGGTGCGGGTCGCGTCGTACAACGTGATCTGCGATCCGTTGGCCGCCGTGTTGGGGAACGGGACGAGGAAGCCGGCCGCGCTGGTGTCGAGCGGATACCACCCGCCGGGCGCTGCGTTGAAGCTGGCGGCGATCAGTGCCGTGGGCGCGACCTTCGGCGTCAGGGGCGACCAGTTGGCCGCGTCCTGGCTCGGGTCGGTCGCGCTGGCGCTGGTGCCGCGCTTGCGATAGCCCATGTAGTCGATCGGCGACCAGACGGTGGCGCCGTCGTTGTAGTTACCGGCCGCCCACTTGGCGGAGCCGGAACCCGCCGCGGCCTGGGCTGCCGCCGCCTGGGCACCGGCCTGGGCCGCCAGGGCAATGCCGGCATCGGTGTTGGCCGACTGGGCATTGGCCTTCGTCGCGTCGCCGATCGCCTTCAGCATATCGCCCCAGGGTTTCAGCTGCGGCAGGAACGCGTCAGACCGGGTGTCGAAGTTGGCCATGTCCGTGGTCGACGGCGCGGAGCCGAGGACGGGCAGATCCGGCACGGGGGTGATGGCCATTAGATTTCCTCCAGTTCAAGGGTGACCAGCGCTTCCTTCTGCTGGTCGAGATCGATCGAGAATTGCCGGTAGAAGCCCAGGATCAGNGGGTGATGGCCATTAGATTTCCTCCAGTTCAAGGGTGACCAGCGCTTCCTTCTGCTGGTCGAGATCGATCGAGAATTGCCGGTAGAAGCCCAGGATCAGCAGCGACTCGAAGTACCCGTCGTCGCTGAAGTCGTCCAGGCCGCTCCAGACCGCGACCTTCGCGTTCAGCGCGGTGCGCAGGTCCCGCACGGTGTTCACCAAGCCCTTCGGCAGCTCCAGCACCTGGTCGGTCCGCGGCACCGTGCGGCGGGGCACGAACGTCACGTTGCCGGCGAAGTCCCGGGTGGTGTTGCTGAAGTTCAGGGCATCGCTCTTGGCCTTCTTCTGCACGTTGCCGATGAACTCGCCATTGCCGATGACCAGCGCCGCGCACTTCACGGCAGAGCCGAAGCTGTTCTCGAGCGTTACGGTGATCACGGCGCCGGTCGACGGCGGCAGGTCGGTCAGCAGTAGGGACGGCAGCACGATGAACTTGCCGAAGAAGTAGGTCTTCCAGCTGGTCGTGCGCCGCGCGATGCGGCTCACGGCCCGCCGGTAGATCTCCTGCCCGGCCAGGGTGACCACCACCGTCACCTTCGTGGCCTGCAGGCCGCCGAGGAAGAGGCTCCCGACCCGCTGCCCTGGCGTCAGGACGACGGTCATCGTCCCGGCCGAGGTGGTGGCGTTGTTGCGCTCCAGCTCGAACATCGCGCGCCGGTTGGTCGCGCCGATGTCCTGCCAGCTGGTCGGATCGTTCTCGGGCAGCGTGTTGGTGCCGGCCGCTACCGCCTTCACGCACTGGTATTTGCGGTGCGTGGTGGTGCGGATCCGCACGTCGCCCACCACATAGGCCGAGCTGGACGACCAAAGCGTTTCCCCGGAGTCGGGCTCTGGCACGCTGCTGCTGGTCAGGACCGCATCGGTGATGGGGATGGGGGTTACGACGATCATGCTGCTGCCCTGGATGCGAAGGAGTCCTGCCCGCCCGAGACGTTGCGCAAGGTCTTAGCCGATTCGGCCGTGTTGGTAGCTGTGGCCTTGGCCGCGTCCTTCATCTGCCGCACTTCCTCGCGCAGCGCAGCCAGCTCGACCACGATCGCGTCATTGGCCGCAGCACCACCGCCGCCGAACGCGGATGCCAGCTGCTGCTGGTTCCAGATCCGGCTTTGGCCCGAGGCCTCCAGTTCCCAGCCCCGCTCGCCCACGATCCGCAGACCGCCCGCGTGCATGCCACCCGTGGCGAAGGCCGGCACGCCGGCCCCAGCCGCCGCGGCGAGGACATCGCCGTAGAAGTAGCCGTCATGCGCGGCCACGTCGCGCAGCGAATACCCCGCCGCCTTGGCCGCGTTGTAGTAGCCCGCCACGTCGCCGGTGCCGGCGTACTTGGCGAAGACCGCATCCAGGCCGCCCAGGTTGGCCGCGTCTGCACCGGCGATCACGCGATTCACGTAGCCGTCGCTGAAGACGTAAGTACCATTCGCCTGGCGGCCGAGCGACGAGCCGCTGCCCGCGCCGCCGCCGCCAGGGCCCGCACCGACCACCGCACCGCCGCTGCTCGAGCCGGCGCCCGTTGCAGTTCCCGCAGGCTTCGCCGGGAACATCGCCTTGTGCAGCCGGTCGATCGCCTCGGCCACGCTCAGCACCGATGTGTCGACGCCCTTCATCGTGTCGACCAGGTTCTTCGACTCGCGCAGCACGTCGTCCAGGCGCTTCAGCTCGTCCTGCGTGGTCTTGAGCTGCTTCTCGGCGGTGGTGAGCTGGACGCCGTTGACTTCCTCGAGTTCGGACAGCTGGCCGGCCAGCACCAAGCGGTCCCGGTCATATTCCTCCCGGGTCGCGTACTTGTCCTCGCCCATGCCGCTGCGCACGCCCGCGATGGCGGCCTGCAACTCCTCGTTGCCGCTCACCCCGCTGATCAGCGCCTTGCGGATGTAGGCCATGCCGTTGGCGGCCGTCACTGCCGTGACGCTGGTCACCTCGCCCAGCAGCGAGCCGATGCTCGACTTCAGGGTCTGGCCGATCGCGCCCAGGCCGGTGACTGCCGCCTGCTGGATGCCCTGCAGGTCGCTCAGCACCGTCTTGCGGGCGTCGACGGCGCGCTGCACCGCCGAGAAGGCGTCGTCCACCAGCTTCTCGCGCTCGGCCTTGGCCTTGGCTTCCGCCTCTGCAGCCGCCGCGGCGGCCGTGCTGGCGTCCTCGACCAGCCACAGGTCGTTCGCCAGCTTCGCCAGCGCGGGGCTCAGCGCCACCAGCCGGGCATACTCCTTGGCCCGGTCACGGTCCAGTGCTTCACGGGTGCGGCCTTGGGCGCGCAGCAGGCGCTGTTCGTAGTCAAACTGCGTGTCGCCGATCTCCTTGTTCCGGGCGTCGGCTTCTGCCTTGGCGGCGGCCGCGGCCTGCGCGGCTGCGGCTTCGTCCTGCAGGCTGTAGATGTAGCGCTGCTTCTCGCGCAGCAGCGGGTCCATCGCAGCCAGCTCGATGTCGCGGCGGGCGGCCAACGCGCCGGCGGCGTTGCCCTGCAGCTCCATGATCTGGATGTCCTGGTCCCGGGCGGCGTTGGCGAGCGCCGTCGCTGCGGCCGCTGCCGTCGCGGCGTCCTGCACTTCCCAGAGGTCGTTCGCCAGCTTGGCCAGGGCCGGGCTCAGCTCGGCCGCGGCGGCGTACTCCTTGGCCCGGTCCCGGTCCAGCGCCTCGCGGTCCTTGCCCCGGGCGCGCAGGATCTGCTGCTCGTAGTCGTAGGTCTTGTCCGCGATGGCCTTGTCGCGCTCGGCCTTGGACGCCGCCGAGGCCGACGCATCGTTGGCAGCGTCGGTGATCGAGGCGAACACGGGCGCGAACTGCAGCAGGGCCGCGTACATCTTGCGGCCCTCCTCCGTGTCGAGCTTCGTCTGGTACAGCTCGACCATCTCCCGGTAGGCGTCGCGCGACTTCGGCAGCGTGACGCCTAGAAGTCCTGCAGGAAGCTGCCCGCGGCGGCGCTGAACTTGTCTATGCCGCCGAACAGGTCGACCAGGGCCGATGCTGCGGCACCACCAGCCAGGGACGCCTTCAGGGCGGTCTGGCCGAGCGAGTCGAAGATGGCATTCGCGCCCGACAGGCTGTTGGCCAGCCGGCCCAGCGTGTCGATCGCCGACTCGCCCGCCCGGCGGAACGGGTCCAGAGCCGAGGCCGCCGAGACGGTCTGACCACCAGCAGCAGGATCTGCGGCGCCGGCGTAGGCCACCGGCAGCGCGCCGGCCGCGTCCTCCTGGATCGCAGCAGCAGCGGCAGCGGAGCCGGCCTTCGCACCCGACAGGATGCCGCCCGCCACCAGGTTGGCCAGGTCGTCGCCCAGGCTCTTGAACGTAGCGGCCAGCTTCTCCTGGATCTGGGCATCGGTCAGCCCCTGGGTGCTGATGAAGATGTCCTTGGTGAAGCCGTCGATCGCCTTCGAGTTGAGCCCCAGCACGTCGGAGAAGCCCTTGACGCTGGTGAACATGGAGCCCACCGACTGGTCGATTGCCAGCTTCGTGGCGGCCGGCAGCGCGGACAGCTCGTCGCGGTAGGACGGGCCCGAGAACAGGGTGCCACCCTTGCGGATGGTGGTGAAGCCGGACACGTCGGACTCGGCGCCCAGCGTGCCCTTGAAGCCGACATCGGTCTTCTTCTCGGAGCGGAAGACACCCAGGGCGTTCAGGGCCACCACCGCGGCTAGCGCGTAGGGTGCTGCGGCGCCGATGACGCTGCCGATACTGAAGGACGCGCCGCCGACCGTGCTGGCGCCGACGGCGCTGCTGATGCCGTTGGCGATGATCGCGCCGCCTTCGCCCGCGAAGAAGCCGGTGAGGCCAGACGACACGCCCGAGGCCAGCGCACTGCCGGCGCCAGAGATGAGGCTGAATGCGCTCGACGCCAGGTTCGCGCCGCCGAGCACACCACCAGCACCGCCCGCCTGGTTGCCGACCAGGCCTGCAGCGCTGGCGGCCGAGCCCGCCAAGCCGGTGATGCCCGTCATCACACCCTGCACCAGCAGCTTCAGCACGCTTGTCTTGAAGGTGTTCTTGATGCCGTCCCAGAAGGACCGGAAGAACCCTTTGCCGGCCTCGAAGCCCCGGAAGAGGCTGTCGGTCAAGCCGTTGTAGAGGCTTTCGGTGAAGGCTTTCCACTGGGAAGCGGCTTCGGCAGCGATGCCGTTGGCGCCCTTCTGGCCGGCGATCTTGCGCAGCAGTTCCGCTTGTCGCTCCAGTTGGTCGGCCTCCGCGCTGTTGCCGTCGATGAGGCGGCGTGTGACGGCCTGGCGCTCCAGGGCCACGGCCATTTCTTCCGTGCGTGCGGCCTCCAGCAGGCGCACCTGCTCGGCGGTGGCGCCGATGGTCTTCGCCTCGAACTCCAGCTGCTCGAGCTGCTTGTCCAGCGCGGCGGTGTCCTTGTACCGACCGTCGAGGCGCTTGTCGGCCTCGGCGTTGTACTGGGCGTAGGACTCCAGCAGCTCGCGGTTCAGCTGCTTCTCGCGCGCGCCGATCTTCTCGTCCTGCTCGGCGATGCGGGCCTTCGTGGCGGCCACGTCCTTCTGGCTGTTCTGCTTCGTGCCGTAGATCGCCAGCTCTTCGGTCATCAGGGCCCGGCTGGTCGCCAGCGCCTTGATCTCGGCGTCGGCCACCTGTTCGATGGCCTCGATCTCGCCGAGGGAGCCGCGCTTGCGCAGGGACTTCAGTTCCTCGGTCGTCTCTTTCGCCTGCGCCAGCTGCAGCTTGTCCCGGCCCTTGATCTGCTCGATCAGGGCGGCCATCGCATCGGCTGCGGCCGCGGCGGCGTTCTTGTCCTTGTCGAGGACGTTGGTGAAGTCGAGGTTCTTCTTGACCTCCCTGCCGCCACCGCCCAGCGCGTCGAGGTCCTTCATCCGGGCGCGGATGCGCGAGCCCATCGTGTCCTCGCTGAACGTGGTGATCACGCTCTCGCCCAGGTCGCTCACGATGGTGCCGGCCTCGCTCATGCCGGTGCGCATGTCGGCCAGCGCGCCGGTGAAGTCGCCCTTCATCGCCTTGCCGATGGCCGAGCCGACCGCGCCGAAGTAGGCGACGCCCGCAGCCGCATAGGCGCCGATGCCTTCGGCCATCACCTTGATGCCGCGCCAGCCCAGCTGCGCGGCGTCGGCCACGTAGGTCAGGCCGGTGACGGCAGTGGTCGTGAACTGCTTGATGCTGCCGTCTTCCGACAGGCGCTTGATCTCCGCGCGCAGGCCGCCGGTGCCGTTGCTGACGTCGAGGAACGCCTGCAGGCCCTGGTCGAGGGCGGGGATCATGGCCAGGGCCAGTTGCTTCTTCCAGGCGTCGCCGCTCGAAGTCAGCCGGTCCAGGTTGTCGTCGAAGTTGGCGGCCGCTGCCGCCTGCTCGGTCGTCACCTTGGCCTGCAGCTCGCCCACAGTCGCCAGGTCGTTGAAGAAGGGCAGCATCTTGGCCCCCTCCTTGCCCAGCAGCGCCTGGGCGACGGCCGCCTTTCCGCTGCTGTTCTCGAAGCCGTCCATCGCCTTCGCGATCGTGCGCAGCTGCTCGTCGGGCGACTGCTTCTTGAAGGTGTCGAAGTCGATGCCCAGCGCGCGCACCGCCGCCCCGGCGCCCTTGCTTTCCTCGGTCGCGCCGGCCATGTTCTTGGCGAGCTTGTTCATCGCGCCGCCGATCGACTCGGCCGACTGGTTGCTGTACTTGCCGACGGCGGCCAGGCCCGACAGCGCCTCGACGCTGGCGCCGGTCTGCATCGCCAGGTCGTCCAGGGCTGCGCCGGTCTCGACCGCGCCGCTGATCAGGCCCTTGAATGCGGAGATGGTGAAGCCGGCCGCCAAGCCGCCGGCGATGGCGCCGACGGTGGTGGCGATGCCGGACTTCAGGCCGTCCATCGTGTCCTGGACACGCTTGGACATCTGCAGGGCGCGCTGCTCCGCAGCATCGGCGCCGCCCGTGAACTGAGCGTAGTTCAGCCCGAGCTGAACGACGAGGGAGCCGAGTGCAGCCATGGGTCAGGTTTCCTTCTTGTTTTTGATCAGCTCGGAGTCGGCGTCGAGCACCGCGGACTCCATCAGCTGCAGGTCGGAGAAGAGCTGCTGGCGCTCTTTCTTGGGGACGGAGAACTGCATCCAGGCGTGGATCGCGGCGTAGTCGAAGCCGGTGCGCACCGCGCCGATGCCGGCGTGGCGCCACTGGGTGCGCAGCGCGTGGAAGCGCTCGAAGGTCTGGACGTTCTCGGCGTACAGGCCGAAGTGCTCGTGGCTGTCGTCCTCGGGCTGGACTTGGGCTTCCACCGCCTCGATGTCCTCGGCGCTGGCGCCCATGGCCCGCATGCCCTCCACGATCGAGGCGTCAACGGAAAGGGCCGGCGGCGGGCCATCCCGCACGCCGGCCCAGTGCCGCGCCGCCCCGATCAGTTTTTTTCGCGTGCGCCGGTGTTGGCGCGCCAAAAGGCGATGACCGTCTCGCGCACGGCGCCGGTCAGCTTGCAGAAGGCGTCGAGGTTTTCCGGGGTGAAGGGCACGTCGTTCTTCTGCTCGTCCTTCATCTTCCAGCCCACCAGGCGGTCGCGCACCAGGTCGACGTGCTTGAGCTGGAGCAGCGCCTCGCGCTCGTCTTCTTCGGCGCGTTTGAATTCGCCGGTGAAGGACTCCTGCTTCCAGGAGCCGTTTTTCTGCTTGACGCTGACGGTGACGGTTTCTTCGAAGGTTTCGGTCTGGGAGAGATTGAACATGGTGGTCTCGGATGGGAGGGAACGAACAAAGGCCCGCGGGCGAGGTGCCGGCGGGCCAGGGAGGGAACGGGGGTGGAAGCCGCCGGGCGGGCCGGCGGCGGGGGTCACTTCACGGTGAGCGCGATCTCGTCGTCACCCGTGTTCGGGTTGATGTCGAAGCCCAGGTTGAGCATCGCGATGCCTTCCTGGTCCTGCAGCGCGGCGCTGGTGATCTGGATCTGCGGCAGGTCGACCTGNATCTCGTCGTCACCCGTGTTCGGGTTGATGTCGAAGCCCAGGTTGAGCATCGCGATGCCTTCCTGGTCCTGCAGCGCGGCGCTGGTGATCTGGATCTGCGGCAGGTCGACCTGAACGATGTTGCCGGCCACGGTGCCGTGGATCAGCTGGGCCGCGCCGACCGTGCTGTCGACAATCGTCCGGCCCCAGTTCTTCTGCGCCATGGTGGTCAGCTCGATCATTGCGGTGCCCTTCGGCTGGCGGTCGGGACTGCGCGGGCCGGCGCAGTTCACCAACTCGCGCCAGGTCAGCTGGTTCGCCACGTCGAAGCCGAACGCCTGCATGCACGCGGCCACGCCGAAGATGCTGAAGCCGGGCGTGTTGATCTTGGCGACCGTCTGGGGCTGCTTGAACTTGCTGTAATCGACGGTGCTGTTGGCCGGCTGCACCACGTCGGCACCGTCGCTGTACGTGCCGATAAAGTCAAACTTCATCACCGGGATGGTCTTGGCATCCGTCTGGAAGCTGACCGTGCCCTTCGCCGCGGTCAGCTTGAAGAGGAGGCCGTCCAGGTAGCCGTACATGGTGAGGGTGGGTTCGCCCTCGCTGACGGGCAGGTACTGCACGCTCTGACCCGCGGTGACGGTCTCGGAAAAGCCGCAGGCCTGGAGGATGTCGCCCCAGGCCGGCGCGGTGCCGGCGGTGCCGCTGCCGGCCAGCTCGATCTCGAACTGGAAGCGGCGGTGCACGCCGACCGCCATGCTGCCGCTGTTGCCCTTGTAGGGGCGCAGCAGGTTGCGCTGCACGAACTCGGCGGTCACCAGCTCGGGCGTGAAGGCCCGGACCAGGATCGCATTCGCACCGGCGGTGGGGATCGGGTCCACGCCCGGGGTCACTTCCCGCTTGACCAGCAGGAGCATCTTTTTCATCGACTTGGCCATGGGTATTACTCCTGGGTGGCGCTTGCTGCGTCGGCAGCGGGATCGGGCATGNCGTACCAGGATCGCATTCGCGCCGGCGGTGGGGATCGGGTCCACGCCCGGGGTCACTTCCCGCTTGACCAGCAGGAGCATCTTTTTCATCGACTTGGCCATGGGTATTACTCCTGGGTGGCGCTTGCTGCGTCGGCAGCGGGATCGGGCATGCGGGTGCGTGCGCCGGTGATGGGGTCACGGCTGTAGCGGCCGCCGATGCCGGTGAAGTCGTCCGGCGGGTGGATCGGCTCGGCGACGGGCTTGGCGGGCGTGTCGGCCGCCGGGGCCGGCGTGGGCGCCACCGCCAGAGGAGACACAGGCGGCGGTGCGGCCGGCTGCACGAGGGTGACGGGTAGCGGCGCTGCCAGGACGGCAGGCAGGGCTGCGCCTCCCGCGGTGTCGGGTTTGGGCATGGTTTCCTTTCGGGAAGGGGGTGGGATCAGTACCGCGGGGTGCGGAGTCGGACGGTCAGAAACTGCGCGAAGACATCGGGGTCGTCTTCGTAGTCGGCATCGCCGGCGTCTTCATCGAACTGGAAGGCAGGCTGCAGCGCTTCCATCGCGGCGAGCAGCTGCGGCATCAGGGCGATCAAGGTGTCCAGGTCCTTGTCCATCGCCACGATGTTCACGCTGTGCTGGTCGTAGCCGCCGCCGGCGCACCACTTTTCCTCGGGCTTCGAGTCGATGTCGAAGACGACGGCGGGCCAGGTGGGCACCGGCGGCAGTTCGACCGCCCAGGTGTTGGGCAGCACCGCTTCCAGCGCCGCAGAGACGAGGGCATGCACGTTCATCGTTTGAGACCCACTTTCTGCAGTTCCTTGGCCAGGGCGTCGCCCATGGCCTGCAGGGCCGCGTCGCGCTTGTTGACCAGGGCCCGCGCCAGGAACGGCGTGCCGGTCCGGCGCTTGGTGGTGAACTCCAGGAACGACCAGTAGAAGGGATCGTCGGCGAAGCGCTTGACCACCCTGCCCTGTTTATTGACCGCCAGCATGCTGGAGGCCTTCTGTTTCTTGGTGAGGCTGCGGCCGTGCCGCACGCCGAGGTTGTATTGCACGGTGCCATCTGGCGCAGCGGACTCGCGCTTGATCACGATGTTCTTCAGCAGCGCGCCGGTGCGGCGCAAGCCCAGGCCTTGGGCCACGGACTTCGCCTCGCGCTTCACGATGTTGCCGCCGGCGACCACCATGCGGCGGCCGATGCGGTTCTTCATCTTGTCGGCGTTGAGCTGGGCGAAGTTTTGCCGCATCTCGCCGATGCCGAGGATGCTGGATTCAGCCATGGTTCACCCCGCTGTCGCACGTGGCGATGACGCCGGGGCGGTAGAGGATCTCAAACTCGGTGCGGGCCTCGGCCACCAGGCCTCCCACGGCCGTGGCGCGTTTCTCATTTCCGGACAGGTGCCGGACGCTGCCCCAGACCCTGGCGACGGGCACCCAGGTCTGCTGCATGCCGCCCGAGGTGCCCTTGTCCACCTGCAGCGCCTCGATCAGGATGCGCTGGTCGCGTTTGCCGGCTAGCCGCATGTCACACCCCCAGACCGACGCGCCAGGGCTGCAGCAGGGAGCGGGAGCCCATCGGCAATTGCGCCATGGCGCCGCTCACCGTGTCTTCGCGGTTGGCGAACAGGTGGCCGGTGATCAGCAGCACGGCCGCGGTGATCGATTTGTTCACCAGCATGGGGTCGTCGCCTGCCGTGCCGTTCAGCACCGCCGTGGCCAGGCTGTCGGCGTCGGGGTAGACGTTGCGGTTCAGGAAGGCCTGCGCCTGTTCCTCGGCCGCCTCCAGGTAGATCTGGATCTGCTCGGCCGGGTAATCGTCGTCTGCGCGCAGATGGGCGCGCGCCCTGTCGAGCGAGACCAGCATGGTCATGCAGTCGGCAGGAGGGCCTGCAGCTCGGCTTTCGACGCGCTGGCCTTGTAGGCGATGCCCGCCGCGTCCAGGGCCGTCTTCAAATCGGCGACGGTCTGGGGGCCCGGCGGTACCGCTGGAGCGCCCTGCGCGCGGATCGCGTCGGCGATCTCCTCTGGGGTGCTCTTCGACGCGTAGCCGGCCGGTGGATAGTTCGCGGCCTGGTAGCCAGCGGCGACGAACTCCTTCACCGTGGGGCCATCGGCGCGCAGCTCGTCGCTGCCAACGGAGCGGGCGGGCCGCGCGACGGGTGCGTCGTCGGGGCCGATCTCGACCGCATTGCCGCGCTCGACCAGCTGGCGGCCGCGGCTGCTGTCCATCTGGGCGATGGTGCCGGCACGGGGGTCCGGCATCTGGAATTTGATCCGCATGGAATATCTCCTGGAATGCGAAGAGCCCGGCGGGCCGGGCTCTTCTAGGGTTGCGGGGACGTCGGCGGCGATCAGGCGACGTTGCCGAAGTCGCCGTAGATGAAGGCCTCGGGGCGGAACACGGCAAGCGCCAGGCGCTCCTCGGCGAGGATGGTCACCATGTTCTTGGTGAAGTTGTCACCGTCCTCGGTCGAGACTTCCACCCGCGCCAGCCAGCGGTCGAACACCTGCGCGCCCAGCTTGAAGGCGCCGACCAGGAACTTGTCGGTGCTGATGGCCTGGGTTTCCACGACCGGCAGGTTCCAGAGCGTGGCGCCGATGCTGCCCTGGGGGTTGCCGATGATGTAGCGACCGTTGGCGTCCTTCTGCATCTCGATGCGGGCCCAGTCGGTCGGGTTCATCACGATGCCGGTCGCGGGGTATTCGGCCAGGAAGGCCTGCAGCATCGCCAGGCGGATGCTGTCGATGTTGGTCTCGGTGCCGGCCGGGTCGAACGGTGCGACGAAAGCAGAGGCCTGCGGGATGATGCCCAGCAGGTTCTGGCCTGTGCCGTCGCCGTTGAGCAGTTGGCCCTCTTCCTTGAAGGCCAGGCCGTAGCGCAGGCGGCCGTCGATCATGCTGGCCAGCTGCGAAGCGTCGCTCAGGATCTGGCGCGAGGCCTTCACGTAATGGGCGATCACCTTCGCGGTGGTGCTGATCAGGTCGTACTTCAGGCTGGACTCGGGCTTCTGCGTGCCCTCGGCCACCATGGCGGCGTTGTTGGTGAAGCCGGTTTCCTTCACGTACTCCAGGGCGTTGCCGTCCATGGTGCCGGGGGTGATCAGGTCACGCACCGTCATGCGCCGCTGCGGCAGCGCCAGCACGCCTGGCAGGCGGGTGCGCTCGACCAGGTCGCCGGCCGAGCCGTCGGCGTCGGTGGTGAGCCCGGTGATGGCCGCATGGATCGGCATGTCGACGCGGCCGCGCGGGGTGGTCTGACCCATCAGGGCCTTCACGCCGTCGGTGTTGACGAACTGCTGACCGAGCGACTGGTGCTGCACGTCGCCACCGGCGCCGTTGGCCTCGATCTTCGCGAGCGCCTGCTGGGCGTGCTGCAGGTTGGCCTGCAGCTCGCCGTGCTTCACCAGCAGCTGGTCGACCTCGGCCTTCGTCTCGCGGGAGAGCTGGCCAGCGCTCTTCGCCTCGCCGAGGGCCTTCTCGCCCGCGGCCTTGACCTCGTCGCCGATGCGCTGCAGCTGGACCTTGAGGGACTGGGCATCGTCGTCGGCCGCGCACAGGACCAAGCCGGAGCGCTTCATGTGACGGAAGAGCGCGTCGTTGACGATGGCTGCCGCTGCGATCAGAGCAACGACGATGCGATTCTTGGAAGTTTTCATTGGGGTACCTTTTCAGTTGGAGAGGGTGAAGCCCTGGAGGGCCTGGACGACTTGCGCTGCTGCGGCGGGCTTGCGGGCCCCGCCGTGTTCGGTGGGATCGCCCGCACCGCTGCCGGCGGGATCACCCACGCCGGACTTGAATTCGCTGAGCAGGCGCATGGCCTCGCTCTTGGGCATGCCGCCGGCGCGCAGGCCGGCCTCAATGCGGCGGATGGCCGACGCGCTGGCCTTGCCGGCGCCCTTCTCGACCTGGTCGGAAGGCAGCAGCTCGTCGGCGAAGCCACCCTCGATCGCGGCCTCGCCGCCGATCCAGGTCTCGGCGTCCATGAGCTTTCCCATGGCCTTGGCGTCCTGGCCGGTGCGGGCGGCATAGATGCTGGCCATCGCCACGTCGAAGGGCTTGAGCGTGTCGGCCACCTCAATCAGATCGTTGCGATTGCCGATCGCCATCACCCAGGCGTTGTGGATCATCAGGAAGCCGGCCCGGGCGATCTGCACCGTGTCGCCGGCCATCGCGATGACCGAGGCGGCCGAGGCGGCCAGGCCCAGCACCTTGACCGTCACTTCGCCGTCGTGCTCGCGCAGCAGGTTGTAGATCGCCAGGCCCTCGAACATGTCGCCGCCTGGGCTGTTCACGTTCACCGTCACCGGGCCCGGGCCCATCGCACGCAGGGCGCCGGCGATCCGCTTGGCGGTGACACCCTCCCCGCTCCAGTAGTCGTAGCCGATCACGTCGTAGACGCTGATCGTGCGGTCGTCGGCAGCCTCGGTCGTCGCGGCGCGGACGCCAGCGTTCCAGCGGTCCAGGGCGCGGGGCTGCAGCTGGCTGGAAACGGCCGCGCAGGGGCGACCCTCCGGCGCGCCCGGCAATGTTTTCTTGCTCATGGATCAATCCTTGGAGTCGGGGGAGAAGCCCAGCAGCGCGCGGAGTGCGGCCCGGGCCTGGGTGGTTTCTGTTGCGGTGCCGACCGCATCGAGCGTGGTCATGGCCGACTGGACGGTCAGCACGGCTGCGTTGCCGCCCATCGGCTCCCGGTCTTCCAGCTCCCGCACTTCGTCGCGGGTCAAGATGCCGTTATTGACCATCGCGCCGTAGAAGGCAGCGCGGCCGGCGCTGTCGGCGCGCAGCAGTCCCTCGACCGCGAACTTCGCGTAATACCGCGTCCGCTCACCTGGAGTCAGCAGGTCCTTGGCGATCGCCTGCTCGATACGGCGCAGCCACGGGCCCAGGGTGAAAGTCAGGAAGCCGATCATCTGCTGCTCGATGCCGGTGCCCCAGCTGGTGGATTTCTCGGTGTGGCCGACCATCCAGGGCGGAACGCGGAACCAGCGGCAGATCGCGTCGGACGGATTGATGCCCAGCGTGCCGGCCTCCGTGCCGCCTTCGAGCAACGGGGCCTCGCCGCGCTCGATCGTGCCGGCTAGGTTCTTTTTGAATTCCTTGCGCTGGTCGGGCTTCAGGAACGTCGCCACCTTGTAGTAGATGGTGGGCAGCATGCCGTTGCGAAAGGTCGTGGCCGCCGCCTTCTCCGCCGCGATCGCCGCGCCGAAGACCTTGGCCCCGTACTGGATGACGGACACCCCGTTGATCCCGTCGAGCGTGAAGCCGGGAATGGTCCAGATGTTTGCCGTCGCGATCTCCCGCAGCGAGCCGTTCGCCCGTGGGTA